CAGACTGTTCTTTAGCCTTTTTAATTGCAATGGTTTCAATTATAGCAGCTACATCAGGGTAGTCTTTTGACCAAACCTCAATCTCTTCTTCTGATTTTGGTAATTCTATTTGTGCTTTTGTCGCATCAGAAAGTTGAGATTCTAAAGCAGAAATTTTTTCATCAAGTTCTTGTTTTTGTTTTTGAGAATGTCTTCTTAAATCACCATATCGTTTTTTAAAAGTTTTTTCTTCTGGATTATCTGGTTCTATAGCGTCTTCAGCTTCTTGTTGTGTTTTCTTTTCTTCTGCACTTTGTTCTTTTTTTAACTCTTCTAATTCTTTTTCTTCATCTTCAACTGTTTTTCGTGTATTATATTTTTCACCTGCAAATCCTGCAACTTTTTTTACAGGTTCTACTGTACCTACTTGATCTACCATATTCTTACTCCTATGTTGGGGCCAACCGTAGCCTACGAGGGGGGGTTAGGTAAAGCCAACAAAATGAGGATTATTATAGTTAGGCTAATCCTCTGCCTTGCTCCATTTGCATTGGAGGCTGTTCAGCTTGCATGGGCATTTGTTGTGCTTGCATTGGTGCTTGCATCTGTGGTTGTTCTGAAGGTTGCGTCATACCAAGCTTTTGTTCTAATCTTTGAGATGCTTTTACATCTCCCATTAATGCATCAAATACATCATTTAAATCTTCAGGAGGCATTTGTATAGTTTCTGTAATAGCTTCAGTAACAAGAGGATAACGCATTATAAAAGATTTTATACCATTAATTTTTTCAGGTGGTAAATCTATTAAAAATGAACCAAATTCAGCCAATGCAACTTTTGGATCATCTCTACGTAATCCTGAATCTGTAAGTTCTTCTTCAGGTTCTTGCATTGCCATATCTTCTGGCATACGTTCAGGCATCTTTTTAGGACGATTAAAAAGCTCCATTTGTTCTTGAGGCACTACTGATTCTACCATTATTTAATTTCCTTTATATTTTAAAAACTATGATGAATTGCTACTAACCACCTGCACCACCATATCCTACATTAGCCCCACCACCAGCAGCACCAGTGCCACCAGTACCACCGTAACCTGCTGCACCACCGTATCCTACATTAGCACCACCACCAGCAGCACCAGTAGGAGTAGCAGGAGCCGGACCTTGTATTCCTTGAATACCTTTAGCACCTTTAGGAGCAAGACTAGCAGCTACAGCTTGTCCCGTAATTGAACTTATTCCTTTAGATAAATCTTGTCCAGATCTTACTACTTGTTCGACTAGTTGAAGTTGCTTAGTTTTAGTTAACTTAGAGGTTCTTTTATCTTTTTCAACTATTGATAGTTGCTCATTTAAAGATTTTTCAAGTGCTCTACCTTCATCACTTTTAAATGAGTCAGCTATATTTGTAAGAAATGAAAGAGGTTGTTGACTTCGCTTAAACGAAACTACAGCTTGATCAATAGCACTTAATGCTGAAAAGTCACTTGCATAACCTGTAGCAGATTTACCTAAAGCACTTTGAAAAGATCCATCACTTAAATATCCTCCATTTGGAGTGCCTATTGCATTTGGAGCATTAAAACCAGTAATATGCCCATTTGAATCTGTTAGCATAGATTCACTAATTTCTGTATCTGTCATGTCTGTAAAATCTTTATTAAAAGCAAGAGCTAATTCACCTTTTTGAACTACAGATGGAGCAGTATTAAGTGTTACATCTTTATCATTAAATGATACAGTGACTAATCCAAGAGGAGTTTCTGTAGCATGAAAAGACCAACCACTTGCAGGATGGTATCCTGTGCCAGCAATACTAGGTTTACCTGTATTTGGATTTATCGCTCCTTGCATCATTGCTGTAGCAGGTTGATTTCCAGAAAAAGCTAAAGCACTTACTGCATTTGAAACTAATGAACCAGCCATAGGAATACTTGGAACAAGTGCTTTTGCAGCAATACTTGTTGCAGCTTTTGCAACATCTGCATATGAAATTGTTCCAAGTTTACCAAGGTCTATTGCTGTTCCTTGTATTGCTTTATCTGGTGCAGTCATGGCAGCTATATCTTTTCCAGATAAATTAGATTGTGAATGAATTGACTGAATAGTAGCTTGATTTTCTGCTGACAAACTACTTTTACCTGCAGAGGGAGTTGTTGCAGAAGAAGTTGTTGCAGAAGGAACTGCTGTAGAAGGAGGGGTAGAACCTGCAGGAGAAATAGTAACCTTTGGTTCGACTTTAACAGGTTGTTGTACAAGTTGTTGTTGTATAGGAGTAGTTTGTTGACTAGCTGTTTGTTGCTCTGTTGCTGGAGAATATCCTGTAGGGACAGCCCCTATTACTTGTCCATTTATACTAGGAACATAAAGAGTATTGCCAGCAGCATTTACATAAGGAATAATTTTATATCCTCCTACTTGTAATGTAGACACATCTAAAGATCCTACAGATTGCGTTGTAGGAGTAACTTGTGTGCTGACAGGAGCTAAAGGTTGCGTAAGATCTACAGAAGGTGTAGTAGGAACACTAGGCAATGTTACAGGAGATATAGGAGCAAGTGCTGTAGTTGTTAATCCACCAGTTTGATACTCAGGAATATTCTCATCTCCCATTTTAGGTAAAGGTTCACTTTCATCCATTATTGCTTCATCAGGATTACCTACAAGCCCCATGTCTTGTATTTGTTGATATCCCTCTTGTGCTTTTTGAATAGATTTTATATATGTTTCTACGCCATGATAGTTTACAGCATACTCAGGAATTACCATTTCTCCTTTACTAAGCTTTGCATCTATATCATCTCGTACACCTTCAGGAGTGCCACCCAAAGGAACTTCATTTCCACTTACAGGATCAAATCCTATTGTCTCCATTTGTTTATTAATCATGCGAATTAACTTCATCCTTTAGTTGTTTTAATTTACGCAAAATAGCAGTAGACCCTTGTGCTCTATAAAAAAGTGTAACATTATCGGTTTGTTCTAAAGTGGCTTGTTGTTTTTCAATCATCCAATCAATATAGGAATTAAGTGCCTCCCATTGGCGTTTGTTGTTGACCAGTGTTTTGAGCTTGTTGAGGAGCTTGCTGTGTTCCACTAAATTGTCCCTCCATAGGTGTAGGTGCAGCCCCAATACCAATATTACCGCCACCACCGCCTTGTAAATCATTTGGGCTTAATCCTTGAGCTTGTGGCTGTTGAGGTTGCTGTTGAGCGAGGTTCTGTTGAGGTTGTTGTTGTTGTTGTAAAATTTTAGCTTGTCTTACTGCTTCTTCAGGTGTATTACACACCTTATCGGGATCAAGTCCCATAGAGTTAGCAATCTCTCTAATAATAGAAGTAAACTTAGCAAATGGTGCAAGAGCAGGATTACCTACAACTTGTAAGAATTGTAACAGACGTTGACTTCTTACTTCATTAGCCATTAAACTTTCAGTTCCACGAGCTTTAATTTCAAGATCTCCTTTAATGTCTGGATCAAAATCAAACTGCATATTGAAACTATAAAAAGATTCTCCTAATGGACGTAACAAGTAATCGTCAAAGTTTTTAACGACTGTTTTAATACTTCCTGCAGCAGCACCCATGAGCATAGATATACCTGAAGCAGTTCTACCTGTTCCTGTAACACCTGTTTGTCCATGTGAAAAACTAGGAAGACCTGTAGCTTCATCAGAAAGCTGTCGAGCCTTGTCAAATAACTGCATATTTTCGTTACTTACATTTGGAAATTTTGTGCCAAATATAGCTTGTCCCGGAGCACCACCTTGTCTACGAAAGATTTTACCGGGATATACCTGTAAATCCTGTCCCGGCACAAGATTAGTTTCATCTACTTCAATTAGTAGATTACCACTTAATACAGCATTATCTACAGCCATACGCATAAAACCATTCATTAAGGTTTGTGTATCATCCATATTTTCAGCAAGACCAATACCAAAGAAGCTATAAGGATTAAGTTCATACGGTACAGCATAATAAGGAATACGAGTAGGTTTAAATGGATTTACTACAAGACGTAAAACAAAATCATTACACACCCAACAATTAACTTGTATTTGATCTACATTTTTAAATTCTTTTGGTAAATCAATTCCATATTCTTGTGCAATCTCTGTGTCCATAGTACCCCAATATTCAAGTACTTCATATCTTTCAGGATGATCATTTAAATAATAATCTTTTAAATCATCTTCCCAATATTCACTTGAATATACTTCCCCCATTTCAATGCATTTATCAATTGCATCATGTCTAAAGTGAGGTCTTTCCTTTAACGCACGTAGCTTAGATTTAGAAAGTTTATGACGTTCAATTACATATGTAACCTCGTCCATATTGCTTGCGTCTGGATCAGGATAAAAGTCCCAACAAGATACACTGCTAACTTTAGGTACAGTTTTAATTGTAGGATTATATTCTCCATCATCTTCCCAATTTGCATATTCTTTATTAACTGCAAATGGTCCTTTAATAATACCTGTTCCAAATAAAGAACACTCAAAAGAAGCAGAACGCAAATGTTTACTTGCACCAGATTCTTCTAACTGATCCATTATTTTCTTTTCCATCTTTTTAGCTGCAACCATTGCAGGATGGTATGTAATAGCAGAAGGTGTTAGACCTTCTCCTTCTTTTAACCCTTCAATCTCAGATAATTTTTCTTCTAACGGACCAAGTTTAAGTTTACGTTCAGCTAAACTTACTACAGTATCTCCCGGTTCTAAGTCTTTTCCATCTCCCGGAAAACCATAGGGGCTTTCTGTTCCCTGTTCGTTCTCGGTTTGTGTGTTTTCTGTTCTATCCTTTGGATCAAAATGAACAGCTTCTGAAACTCCTTCAGGTAAAATAGTAGGTTCAATACTTAAAGGAAATTTTTGTCTTGCAAATAATACATCTGTAATCTGTCCATAAGCAGCAAGAACTTTTGTTTTTGTAACTTTAATAAATACACGAGATCGTTCTGCTTCTGTAAACTGTACATCAGGACTATATATACCACGATAATTACGATAGGACTGTAACCATCTTTCTTCATCAAATCTACGCCAATCTTTAGATCTTTTAAAGTTATCTTGAATAAAACTTATAATTCCTGACAATTCACTATCTTCAGTTTTATCATCTAAAACTAAAGTATCTTCTTCTTCAAAGTTTTTATCTACCATATTTTAATATCCAAAAGTTGCATCAGAAGGAAGGTATTTGTCTGCCATTTTTTCTATGGTAAAATCAAATATTCCTCTTCTTGGTCTACTCATTACACCGTATCTTAGTGCATCATATAAATGATCTTCAGATTTTGTATTTACGTCTTCAGTATTCTTTTTATCAAGAGGTATTATGGGAAGTTGGGAAATAAGATTTCTACAGTTATAAAACATTACCATTCCCGGAACGGACTCAGTTTCATCATAAGATTCTTGCATTTGTAATCTACGGTGTATTTCATTCTTTCCTGCAATTCTACTTCCAGCACTTCGATCACTTGGCCTCCACCGACAACCAACAGTAATCATTTGTTCTGCTAAACTTGGTCCTGTATCGCCTCTTTTATGCCAACAAGAGCTATCAAGAACTCCATAAGAAATTGTACCATCATTTTCCTCTAAATGCAAGACTTTATTAGCTAAATCTTTTGCTAATACTTTAGATACATAAAGTTCTCTATAAACAATTAATTGTCCATCTGGAGCAACTGCAAACCATAAAACTGCACTGTAAGAACCGTAACCATAATCACATGCTCTAAACTTAGGCCAATTCTTTGGTATATCAAATGGTTCAACGATATGTACCGTTCTATCAAATTCAGGAAATGCAGCACCTTCTGCTACATCCCAATCGCCTTCCAGTAATCTCTTACGTTGATTTTCTGGTAAGGATAATAACATTGCTTCATAATCGCCACTCGTTGCTAAATAAGGATTATCAAACAATCTAGCAGGAATAAACTTTCTAGTAAACAAAGGCTCCCCTTCTTTGCTATGCCCTTTCGGAAATACCAAAACTTTTCCATTTTCATCAGTAGCGGAAAAAGGAGAGCCGGGAGAGGAAGGATCTATAAAGTATTTTTTAACCCATATATGTCCTGCTCCTCCGGGGTTTGTTGTAGCTCTCATATATACTGGAAGATCGGGTGCAGTAGACCTCAATCTTGATCTTAAATAATCCCACGCAAATGGTGTGGGCCATTGCGTAAGTTCATCAAAACCTATCCAGCAAAAAGATAACCCTTGATAACGGAGTACATCATCCTCTCTATCTAGATATGATAGCCACAATCTGCCGCCTGAAGGGGAAGTCCACTGCATTTTTCTTTCTGACCATTTAATGCCAGAAATTATCTGTGGGTAAAGCTCTTGTGATTTCCAAACCAACTCTCTTAGTTCTTCTGTAGTTCTACGTAAAAGTAGACCAGAAAATTGAGGATGGCTTAAATATCTAAGAGGGTCAGCTAACATTGCGTAGCTCTTTCCCCCACCTGCAGCACCTCCATAAAGAACTTCTCGTTCAGATGCTGCTAGAAAATCCGTTTGTGGTCCTTCATTTGGCTCAAATAAGACTTTGTATTTTTCTTTAAGCCCTAATTCTTCAGACTTTTTACTTAATGGTTGTATATCTTTTTCAGCTTCTTGCTTCTGCTTTTCTTTTTTCTTTCGCCCCTGTACGCTTTTCCTCAAGTTCTTCAAATTTTTTGATGGCGGTTTCGTATTTTTTAGCCCATGCTTTATATGTAGCTGCTTTACTTTTCCGTTGCTTTTCTTTTTGGACTCTTTTTCTAAGTCCAATATGAGAGATTTGTCTTTCTGTTCTGTCACTTAGCCACCTTGCTACATCCCTATATGAATATTCCGTTAAATACTGTTTAGCTACTTCAAGAGCTTCTAGCTCATTTACAATAGGAACAAGAACATCTTCATCTTCTTCATGTACCTTATATCCAAACGGAATAGTTCTACTTATACGAGGTATTTCTAACCATTTACTATCTTCTTGAAGCCCAACAGGGTCAGGCATTTTAAAGTATCCTGCATCATACATTATTGTTTTTTTCTATTTTTTCTACCTGAAACTATTCTTAAATTACTTTTTTTGTTGTTTCTAGGATTACCGTCTTTATGATCTATGTGTTTACCGTCACCCTTCTTAACCTTTTTCTTACGTTCTGCCTCACGCCTATTCTTATTTCTTTTCGCACGTTCTTCTTTCATACGTTTACTTTTATGATACTTTGAGTAATCACCTTTTTTATATGCCACAATAATTACCTTTACTAAATATTATGTTCTTTTGGTGGAAGCAGCATAATACCTTGTGGTGCAGATACTTCTACCTTATCCGTTTTTTGAATACCAATACGGTCTAGCATTTCTTTAGCTGCATTTAACCTATGTTGATTACCTAATTCAGCAGGATTTTGCAGAATATTAACTAAAGCACTAGCGGCTCTTGGAGCATTTACAGCAAGATATTCTTTTGTCAACTCAAGTATCTCATCTTTCATAGATCTTACAATTTCTGTAGTACTTGAGTTTTCACTGTATCCAGCTAATGTTTTAGCTCTAGCATAATCTCCATTAGCTTCATCAAATAAAACTTTTAGAAAGGTGCTTTGTCTTGTAGTTAATTCTCTCATTTTTTAAAACTTCTATCTCCAAACCACCATGCTACAGCAGTTGTAGTCAAAAACATAATCTGGTTTGATAGATCATATACAAGTGCTGGATCATCATTAGCTTGCCAAAAGATGTATACAACAAAAGCTAACAATACAAAGGTAAGCACTGGACGCACAAAACGCAAAATAGAAGCCACTGTAATAGAAGCTTTTCCATATGAAGCATCATGTGCATAAGAAGCTGTTTTCATATCTGCATTTGTTTTCATACGTGCAATAGCTTCTTCGCTTTCAAGCTCCTCTCTTCTAGAGGAAATTTGTAACTCTTGTAGTTTGTATTCTTGGTCAAACTCTAAAGACATTTGTTTTATTTTTTGTCTTGTTTCAAAATATCTGCCTACAGTACCTATCAAACTGCCTACAATGCCTGTAGCACCGCCAGTTAATACTGAAGCTATCATATCAAACATATAATTCTCCTTACCATGTTGCAGAATATTTACGATTATCTACATGTACAAAACTATTATAGT